ATTGCTTCATCAGCTTGAACATAAAGTTCATCAAGAGACTTTTGCTTTGATGGTATTTTTTTGTGAAGTATGTATGTCACCTGATTGAATGTCAATGATTTAACATCTGAGATTTGATTATAGGACTTGCCCAAAATTTTCATCTGGTGAACATCATCAATCAATTTTTGAGAATATTTAGCCATTCTTTCCTCCTGTTGGATTAAGTGCCTTGCCCATGGATGGTGCCGCCCATTCAGTTGGGGTTAAAAAAGGTTCAGCCCATGGGTGAACTTTAACAACCTCAGAAACCATAAGTTTGAACACATTTTGATATTCACCTTGGGCTCTTGGTGATAGCCGAGACTTAGCCATTTCACTCATTGTGCGCAAGTTAAATTTTGCAACAATGTTGGTGTGAATGTTTGTTGGCAATACTCCACGAGCATCTTCCGCTGGCACACCCAACTCACGCAACTGCTGGTAGCGCAGATTTATAAGTTCCATGGTCTGGTCGTAAATTAACTTAGCATGCTCATTCTCTGGCTCATTAAACCTATCAGGAGTGTAATATGTAAACCCCTCCATATCAACAGTGCGTTGAGACTGTTGGGCATATGAGGCTTGGCGAGTCCGTACAAACTGATGGGTGAATCCCCGACTAACATCACGGATGTTAAATGTGTAGTCTATAAACTCCCAAGATGAGCGGATGGTCTTGAGCATGTAGTCAAGCTCCTCCTGCTTTTTATTTTCAGGCCAATCAGATATCGATGAATATGCATCGTCATCATTCATTAGGCGAGTATTTTTAGTGAACAGCAAAAGGTTTACTGCGTCACTCGTGTGATTTACCAATTCGACTTTCATTGATTTTCTCCTTTCTGAGAATGCATCCATCTGGCATAGTCAGTGCCACCACGGATAAATTGTTCAACAACCTTTAGGTCATCAACAACATCATCAAGCAGGAGTTGACGCCATGTGGCGAATCTCCCGACTGAATATATATTATGTTTGTTTGTCATTTGGAAAATAAATTCTTTGCGAATCTTATCGTCGATAGGCATTATCTTGCCATACTCTTGTTCAGACTCTTCCATGCCGTCTATCTTGTAAGACCTTATGCCAAAGTCTTCATTTAGAATGTCCATTGCATGAACACCAATGTTGGTGTCTGGCTTTTCAGTGAACTCAGATATAAGCGTGTCACCTATGAGAGAGACCCTGTAATGTTTTTTAAGTGGGTCTGGGTAATAAATAGTTTGACAAACTTCACACAGAGGGTCTGAAATTTTAACTTTTTGAGTCCATATTTTTTGCTTGGGGAAATCAGGTATCTCATCCCAACCAACAATCTTCATTAACAAAGGCATCGGAAGAGTTGATATTATCGGTCTGTGTGGTTCCCACTCTTGCAACTCTTCAAGGACTTTGCGGTCTAGTTTTGAATTATACTCTATTGAGCAGTTTGAGGCCATCTCGCTTATAAGATGCCATGGCGCAATATACCTGTCAACTTCGGAAAGATTATTTATTGACCTGTCAAGAATTGAACCAGTAACTTTTTGAGAGTACATGTTGCTAAGCATAAGATTGGGTGTTGTTATAATTTCACCATCATGCTTGATTGCTTTTTTCACACGAACTTTTTTAAATGGAACTGCGGTGGCAGTCTCTACTTTATCAGATCGGAATCGGAGCAGGGCACCATGATTGTTTGGCAAAGAGCTTTGAGCTTCTTTCACAACTGGGTTAAAGCTCCGCATCATATTCCCTGCTAACAAACCTGCTAGCCCTGCTCCGTAAATAATCATCCTTTGTAATTCCCTCTTGGTGCACATGTGACATCAATTACGACTGGCACATTCTTTTCATTTATCCTGCGCTGAGTGTAGAACATAACAGGACGCAGGTCAACCGAATGACATTCTTCAATAGCATTAATGACCTCGGTGCGTGACAGTGCGTGAATGTTTTTGTCAACAATCAGCTCGGTGGTAGGTGTGCCGCTACAAGCTGACACACCCAAACCAATAAACAACATCAAATACTTCATGATAACTCCACATGACCTTTTTCAATATCATAAGCCAAGTCATTAGGACGACCACCTTCAGAGATGTAGTTCTCGTAGCTCACTGGTATTGATGAGTTGATCAGGATGCCCATGGAGTGAAAACCTTTTGTGCCTTCACGACGAGGATTCTTCTCAACAAGACAACGAATGCTCTTACCAGCATACTTTCCACGAGGCTTTTGGACGTCAGTCTTCACGACAGCCATGCCCATGTTCTCTGCACTGAAAGGCTTATTCAGCTTGTATGTCCTGACGACCTTGGGCTGTTCCCCAGCCTCATCAAATGGTGTTGACTCAACATGAATGTCTTTAGCTAATTTTAATAGACGTGCTGCACCTGTGCGGGTGTCAGAAAATCTTTTCACTGCTACATCTGTGTTGTTGTTATAAACAGCAACGATGCCTTGGTTGGTTGTGTTTTTGTTCTCAAGCAACTCATCAACAGAATTGAAAACGACCAAACCATTACCCATTTTAAGAGCAGAACGCTTAGATTTAAAAGCACGAATGGTGTTCTTTTTATAGTCAATAGCAAATGCAGTCATAATTTTATTCCTTTCTAAAAAGTTGGGAGACGCTCTCCTAACTCTTATTACTATACGCCATCTTTATTAAAAAGAAAACATTTTTGTTTTCAACACTTTCAATGACTTAACATATTTTAAGAAATTAAATTGAAAAATATCTTAGTCCCTTGGGCTGAATTAAGTAAAGATTCTCTTTAGCTCTGGTCAATGCAACATACCAAACTCTGTTCTCTTCATCACCACCTAGATTTTCCCAACTTAGCTTTCCCATGTCTGTGAGGAGAACTAGGTTGTCAGCTTCGCCACCTTTTGACTGATGTATGGTTGAGATTGTTATTCTTGGTTTGTCTGAGAACTTTTCACCATTGCGCATGCATGACCTTAAATATTCTCTTTCATCTGGGGCTATGCCTCTGAGCATTGTCATCCAGTCATATTGACGTGCCGCATCTGGTAACCCTAAATCTTCAATGCCATAGCTATCTTTCTTCAAAAGATTAACTGAAAACCCAAAAAAGTTGATTAAGTTTTTTGCTTCATGTTGAGATATGTTTTTACCTTTGCGGATGCTCTCCCAAGCAAGTATTGCCCTTGTCTCTTCAGACTCAAGTGAGCTTCTGGAGTTTATTGAATATGCAAAGCCTTGTTGCCTGACAGCTTGTTTTAATCTATGCAAAAGATATTTACTTCGGCTCAAGAGCATCCATGTTCCAGGATTGCTGAAGTCTATGTCTTGCTCATTTGTGACATAATAAACTTCACCTTCTTCTTTCTTCGGAGCCCACTTTTTTGGATATCTGTTTTTAATGCGAGAAGACACATCATTGGCCAATAAATGAACTTTCCTAGGTATGCGATGGCTATTGGGAAGTGTTGATTTTTGCCCTTTAAGATTTAAAAATTTATGCACATCTGCCCCAGCCCAACCAAAGATCGCTTGGTCATCATCCCCAGCTATATAAACTTCACTGGCTAAACTTGCAGCCAAGATCGCCATTTTATATTGAGCTGATGATAAATCTTGAGCTTCATCAAAAATGCATATGTCAACGGGCAACTGGCTATTGTATTGCTCAAGCATGTCTGTGAAATCATGAAGCCCATTTTCTTTTTTATAAGAAAGCAAAGCTGAATTATATTGCTTAACAGCATGCGGGTTAAGGTCGTTGACATTTGTTATTGCCATTTGCTGGTCTATTGTTCTGAGGCCAACCCTAGCTAAAGATTCAATTCTTGAACATTTATCTCCAAGTCCATCGCCAGTGTGAAGTCCAATGTTCTCGTCATAGATTCCCCTGAACTCTATCCCCATGGCTTTTCCAAACTTGCGATAATGACTATTGGTCATAACTTCATCACGCTGCATTCCCAACTCTCTAAAAGCAAGAGAGTGAAGGGTTCTGAAAAATGGGAATCTTCCTTCTTCAAAGCCAAACTGCGCCATTGCTCTTTCTTGAGCTTCGTGTGCAGCTTTGCGGGTGAAAGCAAGATAAGCTATCCGCTCTGGTGGTATGCCTCTTGACAGTGCCTCTTCAACTATATTAAGAAGCGTTGAAGTTTTTCCTGTTCCTGGAGGTCCAAGTATTATTTGCACCTTTCTCATGAGGATATGAAATCCTCTATCTCTTCATCCGTCATAGTATCCCAATCAGGCTCAACAGCTAAAGACTGCTCAGGTTTTGAAGATCTGAATTTCTTAGGAGATTTTTCTTTGGTTGGTTGTTTTATTGTGACTAGCTTGGCTCTTCGCATCACTGGCTCAAATACAATTTCAAGAGTCAGAAAACAATTATCACAATCTAAACATTGCCTGTTTCTTGTCTTGCCTCTTTTATTGTATTGAGGAGCGGTTGGCTTAATAGCTAGGACTTTAAGTCGCTTTGATTTACAGCTTGGGCACTTTAACATTTTTATTTTTTCCTTTCTCAATTAAAACACTATGACAAGACCCGCACTTAACCTTATCTGGGTCATACTCCCAAACCCTGCCACGAGTCAATTGGCCGCAGAAATCACAATTCACATGCCTGTCATAGTGTTGATAATAATCACTCACTCAACCCTCCTGGATAAACAGTATTACCATTTTTAAGGTTCTCGAATAGCTCAGTCATCTTCTCAACATCTTTGAAATGGTCTTTGGGGACTGCACAATTTTTTAATATAGATAGAGTCCTGTCAACCATTTCATTGGCTTTTGATTCAGTTAGGTCTTTAACTCTTTTGTGACACTTTTCTTTTTGAAGTTTTTTATAATCATCGTATGGTGAGGTCATTTAAAATTCTTCTGTTACTGTTGAGGGGATTGGCAACTCATCATCATCTGAATAATACTCAGGAGCTGGTACCGACCAAACTTTAACTGGTTTTGATTTAATGCGAAAGGTCTTTCTATCACCACCAAGACTTCTCAGCCAAGACCACACTTGGTGTTGAGAAGGATAGCGGAACCTTCTTGCCTCAAGATATATGAACAAATCTTCTGACCTGAAATATACTTTGCCCTCATCTGCATCGTGCCATGGCTTAGCATTCATTATTTCATCTTTTTGACGTGCTTGAACTTTGCCTGTTAAAAATGCATCAAGAGTCTTTTCAAATTGACCTTGTGGACTTGCGTCATCTGGGTCAATAATTACTTCAACAGACCCCAGCAATTCATTTATGCGTTGTTCCCATCTTTGGGATGGCATTGTGCTTGGGCACTTGTTTAATTTTTCTACACATATCTTTTGAAGCTGGCGTTGATCTAAAAGTTGTTGGGTTGTCACTTCTATGCGCTCACCTTGCATTTCAATGTACCAACGAACTGAGCTTCTGTTCTCAGTTTCATATTTGGTTATAGCATCAACTTCAATAGCCATGCCACCACCGATGCCACCAATGCCATACTCACGCTTCATGCATTTGCTTTTCTCGCAATAGTTGCATATTGGTGATTGCTTGCAGGTATAGGCATATTCTTTTTTGCTAACTGATTTTATAAGAGTGTTGACTTCCCCAGCTGGTAGTGGCTCACTCAGGTGCTCATAATTGAAACGCATCAAATCTTCTTGCCAGTCGTCAGGATTCTTCTTGCGGTAATAAACGCCTACATTGAACAAAGAAATGTTTCTTCCACCTTCAGGAAAGCCCATCGTCATTATGTGCTGGAGGCAAGGTGGTCCGTCTTCAAATTGAGTTGTAAGCTCTGGGGTGAATTTTTCAAGCTCATCAAAGTTTGTCATCTTTTTGTTGGCAAGTTTTATAAATCCCTCAAGATTAAGTTTTTTGCCATTGTGTATTGCGTAGCGTTCAGTTTCATCACCATCCCAATAGCAAAGATTTATCCAGTTGCCTCTGTCGCGTTCATTAGCGCGAGATATTTGCTTGGGGAATATTTCAGCACCACCATAACCTAAAAGTGCTGCAAACTCGTTGAGTTTTGAAACCATGTCGATAGCAGCAATAGCAGGTTCACAAAACAAATATAGATGAGCACCCCCAGACTTGCTACGACACATAACGAGAGGCGTGTCTTTAATTTTCGCTTCAAGCTCTTCGAGAGTTTCATTTAATTTTACCTCCCCACGAATATCAATATCAATTACACCAAAGTTGCAAGAATTATTTTCCCTAAGCATAATTATGCCTAGTATATATTCGCCACCATTTAAGTGAGTTTGGAAATGATCAAGCGTCGCAGTCTCGCTAACAGTCAGTGCCCGACCAGACATCTTGCCATCAGCTTCTTTTTTCTGCACGCGATATTGGCCATGGGCTTGTTCATAGCCGCGAAATAATTTCATAAATTGTTTTGTTAGTTCAGACATTGGGTTCCTTTCTGAGTCGTCGGGAGAGAGTCTGGCTTATTGGACAACCAACCCCTCTCCCTAGATGATGTAACAGCTAGTTTACAGACTTACATTACATCATCATCTTGAGACTCAGGTGAGACTTTAATGTCCCCAGATGAGATACTCTTTTTCATAGCTCTTGCAGCTAAATAAATATCTGAACCAGCGGCATGATTTTTAATTAAGCCACCTGATGAAGCATCAAACTTCATCTTGATTCCCCAGCCGAACCACGACCCCAAATCATTTGATTCAGGAACGGTTGATAGCTGGTAAGCTGTCCAGAACATGGCTGGGTTTTCAGACTTGCCTTTAATTGGAACCATCAATCTTGAAATCATTGCATTCCACTGCTTGGCTTTTTTGAATTGAGACCCGCTCATGCTGATGAGTGCAGGGAAGTATCCGCCATTATCATCCAAAACATAAACTAAGAACTCACCTGTGATAACAATTTGATTGCCATCAGCTGTCATGTACTCACCTTTTTCGCCACGTGTGCAGCTTTCAAGGCAAGAAGAATCTGAGCCATGGTCAGCAACCAAGCCACCACGATCAGGCTTCCATTCAATATGAGCACGACGATAAGTAATCGGCACGACTGTTATGCCTTGTTCACCGTCATGAGCAGTCTTGGCAACATTATCGAAAATGTGCCCAGCTTCAGCACCATCAATATAATCACCGTGACGTTTGTTAATCTGGTCAGACATCTGTTGAAGGATGCCGAGTCTTGGCATTAAGATGTCGTCTTTTGACATCCCATCCTGACCTGAACCTGCATCTTCAAGCAAAATGCTTTCATCAAATGCAACCACATTAGACTCTTTTTTATTCGCTACTTCATTAGCCATATCATTATCTCCTTATGTTGGCTCTGCGTCCCATATAAACACGGAACATTTCAACAGGTACTTCTTTGCCTTCACTCAGACGCTCTTTTAATGTAGCATTGAGTGACTGCGGATGCACCCCGACTGCACGTTTGTAATAAAGTTTTTTCTCGCGCAACTCTTCAGTAAAGGCATTGCACTTGTCATCTTCATTACGACCAAACTGAACCTCAACATTGCTTTTAATTAAGTCACCAAGATTGTTATCTCGCAACCACTGAAAGCACTGCTGTTGGAGGATCTGTAACTCCTGCTTCGCATCATCTTTGGCGCGGTCTATTGCA